AAACTCCACTTAAGGCAAAAAGCGGATTCAAGAAAAGAGGAGGGAAGCTCAACCCAGTTTCAGCCAGACTCAAAAAGCGAAGCATTGAATACAGTAGGGTAAGGAGAGAGTATCTTGAAGAAAAAAGCGGCAAATGTGAAGTATGTGGTGGGGAAGCAACAGACATTCACCATAAAAGCGGCAGAGGCCGTAATACCTGTGAGAAGCGCACTTTCATGGCTGTATGCCGCCAATGTCACACCTACCTGCACCAAAATGTCAAATGGGCAACGGAAAAAGGATACATAGTCAGGGAATACACTTGACTGCCAATGAATGATACATTAAATGTTAAGCTCTATGAGACGAGAGCTATATTCAATATGGGGATCAATGATCCAAAGATGCACAAATCCAAAAAGAGATTCTTGGCACTTGTATGGTGAGCGAGGAATTAAAGTATGCGAACGATGGAGAACATTTTCAAATTTCGCAGAAGACATGGCTCCGCGCCCACAAGGCACAACTCTTGACCGAATAGACCCAAACGGAAATTATGAAAAATCAAATTGCCGTTGGGCCACTCCAAAAGAACAAGCATTTACAAAAAGAAAAAAAATTGTTCAAATCTGTGTTAATTGCAAAGGAAGCACTCTTTCTGCAAAAGGAGAGCATAGAAGCTGGAGGGGATTATGCCACGCTTGCAATGAATACAAGCGTAAAAATAAAATAGATAGGCCAACAGATGAAAAAGAAATTGAAAGACTACACAGAATAAAACTTAGAAAAAATAAAAAGCCGATTTATGGAATATCAATATCTACTGGAGAAAAAATCGAATTTGATTTTCAAGTAGATGCTCAAAAAGTTTTTGGAAATGGTGTAAACAATTGCCTAAAAGGAAGAGTTAAATCAGCAAAAGGTTACATTTGGAAATACGCAGAAAACAAATAATATGTTCAAATCACTTATCGTGTGCGAAGGCACATTCGTTGCAGAAAACCAATACAAGATTCGCTTCCGCCAAGACTGGGTGGACTGCTGGGTAAAGAAGTCAGACCTAGAGAAACTTGAAATGCTTGGAACGACTTTCGGTGGAGACAAAGTTTGCAGGATTACGATCAGCGAAGACCTAGCGAACTTGATGGAATTGCAAGGTGTGCTAGAATAAACTTTTCATAGTGGGGGGACGGCAATCCCCCTCTTTCTAAACTAACCGAATCATCGTCTCACAATGTGCGTTTGGGCACTGAAATGCCGATGGATAGTTTAGCCCTCCCCGTCATCGTCCGACATATAGTAGTCATCGTCGGACATTGGCTGAACCTCTACCTCGCGCCTAGCCCAGAAACGATCAGTCGGGATAGGTTTATCGTTACCGATAAAAGTTAAACCATTGCGGCGGGACATCTCTAGTGCGTATAAAAACGAGTCAGCCAAGTCTGGCGAGAATCCAGTCCTACCCTTGTAGTCATCTTTAGTCTCTACGGAAATCTTCTTGTTCTTTGTGCGATACCTACGAAGGCATAGTTCTCGGCCTAGTTCACCAGATGCTTCGACGCCATAGATAACCCTAGCTTTAAACCCGTGGAAGCTCTGATACCAGTATTCTGAGATCAAACGATCATAGACCTCGGTGCAAGGCCGCTTATCGACATCGGCAGCGATACGATCAGTCGGGCGACCCATAGAAGAGATAAGAGCGATAGAAGAACCATCCTTATCATGCCGCAGCCACTCGCGCATGATAGCCTGTCCGATTCGGCCACCATCACCGCTGACATCCATGCCAAACTTACTAGGCTTCACCTCATGTTTTCGGCAAAGCTCAACAACCTTCGCGGCAACTTGGACATCGAACTCGGTAGCTTGACCAGCAGCGATCTGGATGACTTCTTGGTTTACTAGATACATAACCTTCTGTGAGGTTCCACGGACATACCCTAGTTTACAGACTGTCAGAACGCATCTATCCCCACCAGCCGTGAAAGCAGTATCGAATCCAGCAATCTTGATGAGGTCATTGTGATCCCAGATAGGTTCTGAGTAGGTATCGGCATTCCGAATGACATCGGCGGTTAGGATCGTTTGGGCAAAGCCAGACTTGGGCCACCAGCCAATAGCGTTACGAACATAGTCAACAGAGTTCTCGTCACCATAGGACATTTTAAGAATGTCCGCCTGTTTCTTGCGATCCATTAGGAATGGGAATGGAGAAGGTTCATTGGCAGGAGCTTGGAAGTTCGGCGACTTCATGCCATTGTAGAACAAGCATACGCCTGTTTCAGTCTCCCACTTCTCCATATCAGCACTAACCGCATCGAAGCTAGTGTGACCTTTAGGCATAGCCCATCGGGTGTGTGGATTGTCGCCAGCGGACGGGTTTCCGATACCAATGAAAACCTTGTCATCGTTAGAGGAAAGGTTCTGCCTAATGTTAATCGCGCCCATCTCCATTTCGGGCAACTCGTCCAAAGCTACGCGAATCCTATCGTTCTTACGACCACGGGTGGTATCAATAGCCTTTTGTCCTTCAGATCCGGGAGGAAAGGCAATAGCCTTGATAGCATTGCGGTAGTCCTTCTCATCATCTCCTGCCGCGCCACCCCATACAATCATGTGGCGATAGTCAACGAGGTTCCCAATCTTATTGGACGCACACTTCCAGAGTTTAGAGATAATACCCCAGATACGATCCTCCGAAGCTCCAAGGGTTGTAGTGGCTACCCAAGAAGATGTGCAATGCGGGGCAGCACACCAATCCAGATAAATCCACAGACCTACAGGAAACGACTTACCCATTGAGGCTGCGCCTGCGAGGCACACATCGTCATTGTTGCACAACTCCTCAAGAGTCCTAAGAAGTTGGGTATTGGTATAACCACGATTCTTGATCACAACATCAGTCGGCCACATATACTGGACAGCCATGATGAAGTGTTCAAATGGCGACAAAAGTTTGTAGTCAGAAAGTTCCATGTTCTTCTTCACCCGCATCGTCCTTCCATAGTCACCACGGGTTAACGCGTAGCAATAAAGCTCGATCTCAAGCGGGTTCATGTTTTCTGGGAAGACCATCCCGTATTTCCGAATGCCATTTTGAGAAACAATTTTTCTTGACATGGGAAGGATAAAACCTCATCTTCACGCGCAAGGCAAGATGAAACTTAAAGAACCTCGACGCGCTCCTGTAGGCGGGTTTTATTATAAATACACGATTACCCGCAACAACCTTGAATTTCCAGCGACTGTATATGGAGAATCATTGACGCGCCTAATCGAGAACACGATCAAAGATATGAGATCAAACGGCGTTACTGCGCCAGTCGATTTAGCAGATATTATCGAAACCCAAATCTGCGAACGCCAACCAGCAGACAGGTGTTGGGTCGGCGCGGGAGATAGAGTAGCACAAGCCATTCATGGTGTGGCTCGTGTTGTTGATAAAATAGCAGGAACAAGACTTGAACAGAAGGCAAAGGGATGCTCTAGTTGCAGGCAACGCCGACAAGCGTTAAACAGAATGTTCAACAAATAACTCTATCGTTAACGATAACTCATTATGCCTATCTCAGTCGGATCAGACAACTTTTCACTTTTAACTCTCGGCCCAGATGGTGAAGTCCCAGATACTAGGATTTCATCAGCGAACCACGCTTGGAATATCGCAAACAATCTCGCTCTGTCAAATGTTGGCCGCGAGAATAAACGCATTCGGGTATACAAAAGCTACAAGCGATTCCCGCCTACAGGTTATAGTAAGATAGCAGAGAAGAAGTTACCTTGGCAGGCCGATGTGAACTGGGGGCAGATGGAGTTCATCGTCAACAACCAGAAGTCCAGTTACTACGATGTAATCACGGAGCGGCAAGCCTGTGCATCAATCGAAACAAAATATGGCAATGAAAAAGAAAGACTCGTCCACACGGAAAACATTACGCTCGCGTTCGACAAAGCGATCCGCGAATGGCCGGGGTATCTCTACAACAAAGAACAAGAACTTGAGTCGATGCTGCTCTACGGAAAAGGCATCGGTATGTGGCACTCTCCTCTTGGATGGATGCCAGAATATGTTCCGCTTTCTGACCTCTTGTTCCCTGATGACATCAAGGTTGATTTCTCAAATCTGGAAGAATTTGTGCGGCGAGTTCGACTCACCCCGTATCAACTCTACAAGATCATCGAAAACCGATCTGCCGCCGAAGACCTTGGGTGGAATGTTGATGCAGTCATCGACGCAATTAGGTTCCACAAAGCATTCTCGGAACACAACAAAACGCGGGAAGACTTCTTCCGCACGATCTCGGAAAGCGGGTTCAACTGGTCACTCTCGGTCAACCAAAAGATCGACCTCTACGAAATCTACTGGAGGGAATTCGACGGCAAAATCTCGAAAGCAGTCATCCTCCAAGACTACAACCCGATCAGCCAATACATCAACCAGTATGTCAAAGGCAACGAAAAAGTCAGCGAAGCGGTTGTCCGTGACCAGCATGGTTTCCTCCAACTTAATATCGGGCTTTTCGACAAGTGGGATGAAATCCTCTATATGCTCACCGACTCGGTGGGTAGTGGATTATTCCACGACATCAAGTCCCAAGCGGAAGCGGCGTTCGTAGCGTGTCGCCAGTATGACTTCACGATGAACGGGCTTGTGGATGCCGTTCGTTTAAACTCAATGCTCCTCTTGGATGGCGGCTCGCCAGACTCAACCAAGATGCTCAAGCAGATGGAATGGCTTCCGATCAGCGTTATGCCAGATGGAGCCAAGTTCACACAGAACAGGTTCCAGATGCCAGTCGCAGAGGGAATGCAGTTCATGCAGTTCTACATGGGCGATCTCTATCGTGGACTCGGCCAGTATCGGATCAATGCACCAACATCAGGAGGAGCGCAACGCACCAAGGGTGAAGCGGAACTCGATGCGGCGGAATCGGCAAAACTTTCTGGAACTCAAATCAGGCGTTTCAACGAGTGCGAAACTCTATACTTCCGTGAGCTATACCGCCGATTTGTATCCTCAACTCGCAATGACGAGGGATACGAGTATGTCAAAAAATTCTACGAAATTCTTGAGGAACTTGGAACTCCTAAAGAAGCTGCCGCTTGGAAGAACATCACAAGCA